GCCCAGATCAAATCACTCGCCAAACATACTTGTATCAACACATTAATATCAAAACTTGTTGGACTGCAAAAATCCTCTAAGAGACATGTCGATAACAACTGAGCAGTAGTCCACATCTTCTGCGTTGTCAATCATATCAGATCTTATTTGTTGATAAATACTTTCATCTATACCATTTGTTCCTACATTGTGTGATATTTCTCTGAGGCTACTTTTGTAAGGCAATTTCATTCTCAAAGTAACACAATCCTTTGTTCTGCTAACGATGATTATCTTAAATTCCGTCATTGACACGGTTGGATCCAATTTATTCTCTGAAAGGGAAGATTCATTCAGATCAAATTCTTCATCATCGTCACTTTCACTATCATCTGAAGAAGAAGCATTAGGCAAATCGGGGCAATCATTTAGAAATGAGTCAAAGTCATCATTGATAGCATCGAACTCTTCATCATCCATCATATCCACCTGATGCTCTTCTGGCTCCTCTTCTATCACAGTGTCGATTTTAAGACTTTCATGAATCAAATTCATAGGTTCTTTGTATACATAATCCTCAGAAGATTCAATCACTCTTTCAAACTCATCCTCTAAAAGCAACGGCATCATCACGGTGCTTCTTGTGAACCTGTCTTTATGACTCTTCAATTTTATTACAACATCAGTAGTTTCAGGAACATTGCTTCTGCATATAGGTTGTATCATATTAGCTTTTTCTGGCTTATTCAAACAAAGAAATATTAGAGAATTGAATCTTAGAAGGGATACTTCAAAATAGTCTGGCTGATTGACGACAAAGAAGGTTCTTTTAACATCATTTTCATACTTTGGCTTTGAATAGTAATCCATATCATACACAGCTTGATTAGATTCCCAATTTGTGTCTTTGAAACTCAATATTGAATTGTGAACCTTACCAAAGTTTTTTTGCGAATTGTATTCATACTTGGATGATTTGCCAGGCTCCCTTCTAGGTGAGAACTTATTTCTATTAACCACGAACTTTCTGTTCATCATTCCCTGTATTGACATAAGCTCATTGACCAACAAGTCTCTATGATTTTCATTGAGCTCGCTCCAATCTCCAACTAATTTTGTCACATCCAGAACATTAGTATCAGCACAAAGAGGACTCATGACATCGGAAGGTTTATCAGTTTTCTTTGATTTTGAATCGGTGTACAAAGACAAACACGTTCTAATAGTCTGATATATAGCTTGGCTAGTGTTGGCTACTTTCCGTTTTCCTGAAACCAGTCTCATTCCTTCCACAAAGTTGCAGACTATTGACTTCTGATAATCGCTAGTTTGTTCATCCCCAAAAGTTGTAGGTATCAGAATCTTCCCTCTGTTGATAGTGTATTTCTCAATCCTGCTGCTTAAAACTGTTATTGTCTTAAAGTAATCATAAGGATGAATATCATATCTGCCTCCAAGTGAAATCGGTAAAAATTTAGCCTTCATTTCATCTATGTACTGAGATCTAGAACCATCAATTGCATAATCAACATTGTAAAACGTCGTTTGATAACTTTTGTTGATGTACACAAGATCAAATGTTGGCTTACCTTCTTTATTCCTTCGCAGTGGCTTCATATCCTTGCTTATTTTCTTTATTTCTAGTATTTTGTCGCACAAAGATGATTCTGAAAAAAAAGTGGACGAAGGTTCAATCTCATCAAAATCAACAGTCTTAGAGTCCTGATGTCTGATTATGTCTGCTCTGCTTATTATGTTCGTCTTGAATAAAGCTTTTAATACAGGACAATTAACGTAGTAAATATTTGAGTGCAGTGGGGTCTGAGGCATAACAAATCTAATACAAGTGTCAGAATGTGAAGTATCATCCATCATCCTTTGAGGTATGCTCAGTATCATTTTGAGTATCGAAGATGAGCTTTTATCTTGAGATAACGGTGAGAACACATGAGGATCAATTTTCCTTATTGCTTCTTCAAATGATCTGTGATCTTTGTTTCGTCTACAACTTAGATTTATCAAACCGCTTTTGCTCAACTTAGGTATTAGGATCTGCTTTGAGTCATCACCATCATCAACTTGATCAACTAGAATATCACCGACCTCAACAGGATCATATTGAATGAAAAGATTCTCCATTCTTTTACAAACATACTTAATAGCTTCATCGTCTAGAGACATAATATTGATCCCAGCAGCATTTTCGAAGTTCTGATAAAATTTCCCCAAAATCAAATTTTTAGATGGATTGACCCTAATGATGCCACCGAGTTCCAACGGAATCTTGTGCATAAATCCAAATCCTTTTGTTCTGGCTTGTGAAATCATACCACCCATGAGTAAGACTATGTGATTGTTTATTAGATGTATCCAGGACGAACCAATGAAACCAAGCCCTTTTCTCAGTGCTTCTTTAGATTGCTCACAAGCCCAGGTAGCCAATGCAGAGTAATCATAGTCGAACGGGCAATCTATGAATGAGTTTCTTATCTTCAACTCAGAATTGAAACAGCCATTGACAGTTCGATATACGGAATTGAATTCACTCATATGACCGCTCTTTGTTGACTTTTTCTTATTTCTGGTGATACCTGACATTTTTTGAACTTCAGAAACAATGTGTGTATGTTCAGACATGCTCTGCAAAACGCTATGATCGCCCTTAAGCTCAGTCCTTATAAATTCAGAGTAATCATCTGACGTATTCACGAAATCGATCATCACACTCTTAGAAGTGACGCTGAAATTCTTGAAAATCACAGAAGACAGATACAAATTATCGTCCTGAAGCAAACCTGAACCTGATCCGCACAAGCCTTGACCCATGCCTTGAGGATTAATAAGGAATTTACACTCATCATTATAGACTTTTGAGTTGCATAACTTCATGAAATCAGCCACAGGAGGAACCAACCCCTCTTTGCCAGTTGTCATATTAAGAATCATAGCATCTGGAAGCTTGAATATTTTCTGTGAAAAAAGCTTATAAGTTGAGATGCAGAGGCTTCTGAGAGATTTGTTTGATATTCGAGATGCGACATGGAAACAAAGAACATAAGAGAGCATTGAAGGACCCCAAGCGGAACAATCAGCACTATCAAAGAAAACTACATCCTCTTTCGTTTTACGTTCTCTCGCATATTTATTGAAGAGTCCTTGAGCTATGCTGTCTTTGGTTTTCAACTCCATAACATTTGAAAAGATATTCTTTTTATGGTACGAATCTCTCACAGTTCTAGAAAGACTTTCAAGAAAAAAACAACCTATTCTCATTGGTGAATTCATGACATGGATCTCCCTATACGAGTTACCTGAGCCGCGACCATTTTTATGAATAGCTCTGCTTGCATATTGACTTTTGTTCAGAACGTTGTGAATGTGAACAGACATGAGATTCTCTGGTGATCGCAAAAGCATGTTAATGTCTTTTGTTTCTATATCTCTAGATAAAACAGGTTCTGACTTGTGCTTTTGTTTATCTATCAGGCTTGGAATCTTGACATTCTCCATGAAAGCAACCACATTAAGCAGCGAGGTCTTCCAACACTTGGATGTCTGATTCACCAATCTCGTTTTAACTTTGTCAGAAGAATCAACAAATTTAAGCTTGGAAGTTTGAAAAACCACATTATCATTTGTCATAGAACCTCTAGCATTGAGAACATTCCTTATTGTGAAGTTCTTTTTTAAATCATAATCATCTATCCTAGACCTCCAGAAATCAGCAAAAGTTTCAAAGTCTTGATCCTCGTCTATCATTCTGTAAGTGTTCTCAAAAACTGATAATAAAGAAACAGCTGGAAGAGGTTTGTATTTGCCATAACTTTCTTTAGTACTTGATTTAAGGAGATCAATAAGATCGTAGAAATCATGACATTCAAATTTTTTCGACCACTGTCCCTTTTCACACTCAGAAAACTCCAAACAGTTTTTAATCTCTTTGATCATCGTCTTAGCTTCTCTATAAACAACATTACTATGCTCATGATATAGAAATTTGCAAAAATAAATAGCATCAAAAAGATTGTCATCGCTAGGTAAGTAACTGCTTTCATAAGGCATGGCTATCTTCCAGTTTGTTGACTTTGTTATATCTTTGTCACTTTTCTCAAAACCCTTACTGCAGAAGTCACCCAAAATTGCTCGTTTAAATCTATTGCTTTCTGCTATTTCCATGAAATAAGTCATTTTGAGACTCCTTAAATTGAAAACCTTTGCAAAAAGATTTTTTGTTTTGTATCTCTCATCCACAAGAAGTTTGGTAAATAACTCTTCAGAACCTTCAGAAACGCCTGTTGAATTTATCAGTAAATATCTTATGATTTCAGCTGAGTTCGAAAATGTAGTTTTGTTGACCATGAGTAATCCAAAAATGTAAAAAGGGTTTATTCTTTTTTTAGTCATTGTCTCAGTCATGGAAGATTGTCTAATGTCGTGCAACATACTGATGACACTCACAAATTTGTGCAAACATATGACTCCCCAATTGAGTTCGTCAGGTGAAACAAAAATCATATTCGTGTTATGAGAATGGTGAGGGATTATGCTAAGACAACTATCATCGATTATGGTGCCCACCACGTAGCAAATGGTCTCCTTTATGCTTTTGATACTGCTCGTAAGATTTGAAATAACCAAGAATTCTCTTCTACCATCCAGAGATATGGAGATATTAACATTAGCACCGTCGAAGTGGGATCCTCCTTTGTTCATCCTATATTTTTTAATATTATGTGCAAGATGTTCGTAAACCATAGCGTTGCTCTCAACCAGCTCCATTAGTCTGCTATCTTTGATGAAACTCATAGTCTTAATCATCTCGTGCCTAGCTGCGACATCAATGCTTTCTTCATCAAAACTGTTAAGAACCATGTTAGTCATATCATCGCAATACAAACTGTTGCCTTCCTTTGACATCCAGTAGTCATTTTCTGAGTCGAGATGCTCCTCCAATTCGTCTATTGTCATGCGGTGTGAATAAGGCAATCTATCCTTGTAATCTATAAGAGAGCCTTTGAGAAAAGTTACTCTGTAAGTTGTGTTCTTAACTTGATTAGCCACTGAACCAGACCTTGGTTTCATATCTATTTTTTTAACAATTACATTGCTCTCCAAACCGGCTAATGCTTTGTAGACCTCAAATGGGAAACCTTTACTTTTGCTAAGCAATCTCATTATCTCTTTGTCTTCATCAAAATCCTCACTCCTTACTTTAAACCTAGGAAATTTTATAGAAGGTTTTATGCTCATTTGTTCAATTGAATCAAAATGGTTTTTGAAAACATTTTCTCCTAATGATTCTATTAGCTCACCATAACCAGCTTTGTTTTCAGATATATGCTCTCTTATCCTATCATGAAAAATTTCATTGACCTTCAGATCAGATCTGTGCTTGTACTTCCCAAGATTATTGTGTGAATCCAAAGACAAGCTCAGAGTTTCTAAAAGCTCAAGCCGGTGAGTTGAATAGTCGGATATCTTGGCCTTCTGAAAAAAATCAATCATTCGTTCTGTGCAATCAAACTCATCGTCGCAAGATGACGGAACATCCATGCTGAATTCAATTGGATCTGGGCATATCTTGAAATCATAATCATATCTCAATACACTTCTATTGACCTCACTGTTCTGCAGAATATATGAAAGCTTCAACATCTTCTCATCAAACACTTTGCCTTTCGAGTAACGCTTAGAATCAAAAAGGTAAGAAGATGAGGCCTCAAGGTTGTAAGTCAAATCTGATATGTGATACTTGCCCTCGTAAGACCATAGTATGTCTAAATCTCCTATGAATCTCCTAAATGAGCTATTGCAACCCTCAATGAGATGAACACTGCCACCATTGCCAATGATATTAATTGAAAATTTTAAAAGACCAACAAAGTGTATCATGGACTCAGGCTTCCAAGGATAAATATCAACTCTGTCTGTTATAGAACCAGTGACTCTAACAAGATCTAAGCAATCTTCTATTGTCTTCATGCTCAAAACCTTGGCTAGTAATTCTTCTAATTTTTCAAGTTTGAAGCATTCCGTAATTATCAACTTCAAAGTTGTCTCATCTAAGGGAACAGTTTCAAAATCATCATAATATTCATCATCACTATCATAAGGGCCAGGGTTTGACTCAACACCACTCATTGTTAAAAACTCTTGATTCAAATAATGGTATATCATAAGATGCAGAAGACGATTAGGATCCAGATGAAGGCGACAAAATATTCTTCTATTCCGAGGTGTGTCAACACATAGAATATTCCCTTCGTGTCTTATTCTATTTCTAGTGTATGTGTCATATTCTCCACAAAATAGCAAACAGCGATAATAATCTGCTGTACCCGTAGCTGAAGGCACTGAATTTAACAGATCCACTCTCTCCAAGATTGAACCTCTTCTGCCAATAGCGACCTCATTCCACCATTGCTTGAACTCGGATATTATATTCAGTCTAACTCTTTCTCGGCAAAAAAAAAGTAAACAGGGATCAGAAGGAAGAGCAAACTTTGAATATTTCTTAAACAAGGAAAATAATGGAACAGAAAAAAGATCCTCATCAGCTGAAAACAAATTTGAAGTACTTTCATGCAATTCAGTGTAACCATCTTCCCCCAAGAGCATCTGAAATGTTGTGATGTTCGTGTCGAGAAAGTAAACATCCGTAGAATTCACACCTGTACAGGGAGATCTGGCTCGTTTCCATGAATTGTTCCAATAGTCTTTAGGATCTCTAGCACCATCGCAGACTGAAGATCTATAATCATGATTGTAATGATAGTACTGACCGAAAGAAACCAAGTCATCCTCATAGAAAATATCTCTCTTGACAACTTCTTTAAAAAATCCTGACACGGCGTGGAGATCAATCAAATCAAAAAAAGACAGCAATTTGATGAAAGGGTCTTTGGAAAAGTAATTTTGTATTATCTCAAAACCTTTCGGGTCATTGATTAATCTACGAGTCAAGTCAGACAGGTTCAGGTCAAAGCTGATCGTTGCCATATCTTCACGAAGCATTGGAATCGTTGTTGTGTTTTGAATGGGCC